TATTGACACGGTTGCAGATAGATTAGGTGTAAAGAAAATGCTTGATATGTATAAGAAATATTACTTATGAAAAGATTTTTTACAGATACAGCAACGATTAGCAGAAATACTGTTAGCACGGATGAGTATGGCAATAAGTTTACTTCTTTAGTAGAGGTTGGAGATATTACTGGTAAGTTAAGAAATTTAAAACCTGAACTAGCAGAGCAGTTAAGACTTAATGTAACGAACTCTTATACCTTCTGGACCGACAATACTGCAGATGTGCAAAGAGGAGATGCTGTTACAATAGACAGTATAGATTATAAGGTTCATTCAATGCAGAAAAATGATATTGGAAGAAACCAACATATAAAGTTAATTTTAATTAAATGACAGGAGTAGCAGTAGAGGTAACTGGATTAAGGGAATTGATAAAAAACCTTGATGGTAGTAGCGAAGTAATAAAGACTGAATCAGGAAGATTTTTGACAAAGGCTAAAGCCCTTTATCAAGGAGTAATACAGAAAGGTCCGTGGAAAGTTGGAGGTCTAGGAGGAGGAGCGCCTGTTGATACAAGTTATTTAAGGGCCACCCATAATTATAAAGTTGGTAATTGGTTATTAAGAATCAAGCCAACAGCTCCTTATTCTAAAGCTGTCCACGATGGAACAAAAGTAATGAAAGCAAGGCCCTGGTTGGATTATGCAGTAGATACAAAAAAGGCAAAGGTTGAAAAGTTAGAAATAGAAATCATAGAAAATATAACTAAACAATTAGCGAAATGACTGTAATATATTCAAAATTATTAACTGAAATAAAAAGTGTATTCGATAGCATAAAAACAGTTAAGCAAGTATTAATGCATCCAGTTGGTCCTGAAGATATAACTTCTTATCCTGCAGTAGTAGTAGAGCCAATGTCGTTTAGTAATGAATATTCTTCTACAGTCCAGAATAAGAAAACTTACAGATTCAGAGTTTGGTTAATAGTTCCACTGGACACTTTTAGCAAAACGGTAGTGTTCGGAGAAATTATTCCTAAATGTGTAGATGATGTCCTGGAGAAGTTCGACAAGGGTTGGGATTTCGGAACGATAGATGGAAGTAGAATTTGGTCTTTAATGAATACTGGAGAGTTCGGAATAAGCAAAGGGGAAAGTGGAGAAGAGGCTTATATAGAAATGGAATTATTAATCAAGATGATGACTAATGAAACTTAAAGGTTGTGTATTATAAAAAAAATATTAAAAATAAAATAAAAATATGCCTATCATAGGAAAACAACAAGAAGTGGGTTTCTCAATAGAGGGTGTTAGAGGAACTGCTGAAACCACCGTTTCAAAGTGGTTAAAAAATACTTCAGTAACAATTAATCCTCACGTTGAAAAAGTTATTGATGAGTCTTCTCAAGGAAGAATTGAGGACTCTAAACAAACCAGGGTAGTAAAGAAATGGTTTGAAGGTTCTATTAATGGAAATATTCATATCGATGCTTTAGGATACGTCTTAAAACAATTATATGGAGCTGTTGCAACTACAACAGTAGAGGCAGATACAGTTTATGCTCACGTCTTCACAATTAATAACGATATTGATAACGATTCTTTATCTCTATTTATTAAAGACGGAGATGTAAATCAAAGAGTTCTTAATGGTGCAGTTGTTAAAACTTTTGAAATAACAGCAGAGCCAGACGAATATGTTAAGTTCAGTTTAGAGTTATCGGCCAGGGATGAGGCAGTAGATACAAATACTCCTTCATACGACACTGAATATGAATTTATTGCTAAAGATATAACAGTTAAAATTGCCGATACAGAAGTTGGATTAGTTTCAGCTACTGCAGTAGGAACTAAATCTTTATCTTTAAAGTGGGATGCTGGTTCAATAGTAGACCATACTTTTGGCTCTTATACTCCTGACGATATTTACAACAGTAAAATGTCTTTGGAAGGAAGTGTAGAAAAGAATTACGCAGACGATACATTCAGAGATTTATGGCAATCAGATGATGCTAAATATATGCAAATTGTATTGACTGGAGTAACAGACATAGGAGGAACAAATTACCCAACAATTACTATTTTGCTAAACAAGGTCCAGGTAACAGGTTGGGAAAAATCTGGAGGAGCTGACGAATTAATTACAGAAAATATTGATTTCAAAGCTTTCTATAACGAAACAGATTCTCAACAATCTAAAATCACATTGCAAAATGTTACAGGAAGTTATGAAGCACCTGCTAGTTAGTCTACTAGCCATATTAACAATAAACCTATATTTATATGGAAAGAGAAACTAAAGACGTTACATTACCAACTAGCAAGTCTAAAGTGGTAGTCAAGCAATGGCTAACGGCAAGAGAGGATCAGGAAATAGAGTCAGTGATGTATAAGGCTATGAAAATGGAATTGAAGGGAGATAAAAGAGTAAATGTTGCTCCAATAGATGGAAGTTCTATCTTGGACAGAGAAAAGAAATGTATGGAAACAGTTGTTATATCTTTAAACGCAGACGTGAAAAATATTAGTGAAAGATTATTAGACTTGAGAAAAGAAGATTATAATTTCTTAAAAGTGGAAGTTATGAAAGTTGTGGATTTTCAGATAGCCAGATAGATGTCCGTAGATATAAGTCTGGCTACCTAACTAGGCGAATGATGATTGTGGCCTTGTGCCAGGAAACTGGCTGGACATACTGGGAATATATGAGTCAACCATTATGGTTCACACAATTATTATTCGACAAGCTTAAAATAGATAACAAAGCTAAAAAATAAATGGAATCAAAAGAGTTACAAATTTTACTAAAATTAAAAGATGAGGCATCTAAAGCTTTGGCTAAAACTTCAGATGCTTTTAGTTCTTTTGATAAACAGATAAGTAGTTCTAGTGATGCTTCAGGTAAATTCGCTTTAGCTTTAGCAGGAACAGTAACTGCTGGAGCTTTCGCAGGATTTAAAATGTCAGAAACTGCTGGTAAATATAATTCTGTTAAAGATGCTTTTAGTTCTATGACTAAAGATATGGGCTTTAGCGCTAGTGAATTTGAGAGTAAAGTTGGGGAGGCATCCAAAGGAACATTAGATAAGCTAACAATTTTACAACAGGGAACAAGAGCCTTGTCTTTAATGGGTGGAGATGCCTTTGATGACTTTGGGGGACAGTTTGCTCAATTAGCTGAATATACAAAAAAGGCTTCAAGGGCAACTGGCCAGGACATGGACTATTTATTTAATAGTTTAATTACTGGTATGAGTAGAGAATCTAAAATGCTTTTAGATAATCTGGGTATTAATGTTGATATAGTAGAGGCTAAAAAGATTTATGCTGAATCAATAGGAAAAGAAGTAGACGAACTTACTAAATCGGAATCAAAACACGCAGTATTAAATGCCACCTTGAAAGAACTGGAAACAACTTTTGGAGATGTTTCTGCAACTTCTGGGGGTTTTAGTGGAGCTATGGCTCAATTAAAAACTACAATGACTAATGCACAAATAACTATAGGTCAAGAAGTGGTTCCAGCTTTCAATGATTTTGTTAGAGCGATACTTCCTTTAATAGAAGAATATCTTCCTAAACTTATTCAGTTTGCGAAAGATACAATAAAGTATTTTAAAGAAAATCAAATAGTTCTAGTAATTTTAGCAGGAGCAATAATAGGAATTTTAATACCATCAATATATGGAGCGATAACAGCTTTCTGGGCTTTGAATGCATCTCTTATACCCTGGATGATAGGTGGAGCAGTTATAGCAGGATTACTTGCAGGAATATGGTGGCTTACTCAAAATTGGGAGGAAGTAAGTTCTATGCTGACATCTATGTGGGAAACTCTGCAAGAAAAGTTTTCAGGGTTTTTTGAAGGCATAGGGCAGAAAGCAGTAGATGTTTTTGAAGGAATAAAGAATGTTATCAAAGGAAGTATGAATTGGATTATAGATAGGATTAATTTCTTTATTGACAGTGCTAATAGATTAGCAAATAGCGCATCAAGAATACCTGGTTTAAATTTACCAACATTCGCTAATATTCCTAGACTTGCTAACGGAGGTATTGTGAACAAGCCAACTATAGCAATGATAGGAGAGGCTGGACCAGAGGCTGTTATACCTTTAGGCAAAGCTAGTATGGCAGGAGCAGGTGGAGTAACTGTGAATGTTACGGTCAATGGAGATGTCAGTGGTAGAGAATTGGTCAATATGGTTACTAAAGAAATTATGAGGAATCTAAAGATGACAACCAAATTATGAACCTCACAATAAATATTAATTCCGTAGATAGAACTTCTGATGTGAATTGGGAGAGTTTTGCCATTAATGATGCTATAAACGACAAAGTAAATACTTGTGTTTTATCTATTAGTAAATCTGGAGCTGTAGTTCCAGAAACAGGACAAACAATAGAAGTTCTTGATGGAGCAACTAAAATATTTGCAGGAACTATTTTAAGAGTTGACAGGTCAATCAAGGATGAACTTTTAGAAGAGATAAGTATAGAGGCCGTAGATTATACTCACAATCTTAACCGTTCTAATGTTGTAGAAAGTTATACTAAAGAAACAGTCCATGACATTATTGCTGATGTTTTAGATAATCATCATTCTGATTTTACTTATGCCAATGTTGTTTGCGCTACTGAAATAGAAACTTTCAATATTAGTAATCTTTCTGCTATGGCCATTATTCAAAAATTAGCAGACCAGGTTAATTATTATTGGTATGTAGATTATGATAAAGACGTTCACTTTTTTAAAAAATATTCAAGCTATTCTCCTTTTGATTTAACAGATACTAATGGAAAATATGTTTACAATTCATTAAGAATAATTTCTGACATAAGTCAATTAAAAAATATTGTTAAAATAAGAGGTGGAGAATATGAAGGAGATGCCAGGACCGAAACTCACGATGGAGATGCAACCAAGTTAATCTTTAGTCTATCTAATAAATTTGCTCACGCACCAACCGTTACTGTTGGTGGTTCTGCTAAAACAGTTGGAATAGAATATTTAAGTGTTGAAACAGATTTCGATTGTTTCTGGAGTTTCCAGGAAAAATATTTAAGATTTAAAGTTGCTCCTGCAGATAGCGCTAATAATATATCTGTTGAAGGAATACCTTTAGTTCCAGTCCTGGTCCAAGTAAGAGAGGAAGGGTCTATTGCTCAATATGGAGAATTTGAATTTTTCAAAAGAGATACAAGTATTGAATCTAAAGAGGAGGCAAGGCAATATGCAGATGCACAATTAGATGCTTACAAAAATTCTATAATTGAGGGAAGTTTTAGAACTTACGAATCTGGTTTGCTTACTGGTCAGATAATAACTATTCAATCAGATAGAAGAAGTATAGAGGAAGATTTTCTAATACAAAATGTTTCTTTGCAAATGGAAGGATTCGAAACAGGAACTTATAAAATTTCATTGGCAACAATTAAAACTATTAACCTAATAGAATATTTAAGAGATTTATTAATAAGCCAGGATGAAAAAATTGAATTAGATGCGACAGAAATAGTAACCGAATATTATAATAAATATGCGAATATTTCTATTGCAGAAACTATAACAAGAGAAGTTGCTGAAGCTATTGTAGAGGCTATAGGAATAGTTGAATTGATTAGAGATGATCCATTCGTTCCAGTATGGATTCTTGGTCCTTATTTTCCTACTAGCGACAGCGATGTTAATAGAGCCATGAGATTAGGAATTTCTTCTTATTTATATTAAGTGTTATAATAAAAAAAATGAAATCAAAAATTAAAATCAAGGGAATAATAACTGCTGTATGGTTAGACAACGAAACAGGAGAAGTAAAAAGGTTCGAAGAGGTTGAAAACCTAGTTACTTTTGCAGGTATAGAGGCTATGTTCCAAAGGATGACTCAAGAATATGCTAGTGATTTACATATCAATTATGTTGCTCTTGGAACTGGAACAAATGTTGCAACAACTGGAGATACTTCACTACAAACTGAAAGCTATAGAAACGAAGTTGCTTCAGTAGTAGCCGAAGATAATGTCTTATATGCAGATGCTTATTTTACAGCTTCAGAAGTAGACGGAAGTTTCAAAGAATTTGGGTTTTTTATAGACGGAACTGGAGCATCAGACTCTGGTGTTTTATGGAATAGAGTAATTGTAGACTGGGTTAAAAGTGATACCGAATCATTATATATTAGTGGTAAGTGGACATTAACAAATTCCTAAAATGAAAACACTAAATATTAAATTAGAAGTTGAAAACAGAATTGAGGCTCACAGACTTATAAATAAATTGAGCAAACAATACGATGTTAAAGAGGCAAGGTTCTCAACAAGCAAAGTCGTTCTTTTTGATAAAGAAGAAAAAATTAAAAAATTTTTAAAATAAAAAATGAGTGATACAGCAAGACCAAAAACAGCAGGGGATAAATTAACTGCTGACGAAATCAATAGGGACTTACCAGTTCAAGCTACTGGTGGAGAAACAATAAGTGTAGCTACTAATCCTATTCCGGTTTATGTTAAAGATG